TTTCAAAATAGGTGGTAGAGAATATCTTTGGCAAGCGTTTACAGGTAGCAACCCTAAGAAGTGGGAAATACAATTTCGTTTAATAAGAAAGCCTGATGAAGATCCAGATGAGTTAGACTTGTTTGGTAAAACTGGTACAGGTAACTCAACTGAAGTAATGTCAACCGCAGTAGATATCACCCGTGCATTTTTAAAAGAATACGGACTTGATAGAGTAGAAGAAATTACATTCAATGCTAAAGAAGATAGTCGGATTGCACTGTATGCTAAGATGATTAAAAGACTACTGCCTGACTGGGATTTATATAGTAAAAAAGATCCACATGATGGCATGGTGTTTACACTAACTGACCGTAGAGCATACGATAAACCAGAGAATAAGATTACATAAGAACACGACCTTAGGACCGTGTCGCCGGCTGCTGGCGGAAGGATAGAATTCGCTACTCGATTCCTCAAAGTGAGCATAAATACTATATTATGAGAGCAACATCTTTTTTATTGGAATCCGCTGCTGACGAATTAGCAAGAAAACTTCCCAGCCTAAACAAAACTGATTATGACACTATTGACAGATTGATGCAACGCATTAGTCGCCGTCACATGATTACAGGCAAGAAACTTCACGATTTATTTGTCAGCAAATATGGTCATACCCCAGATCATTGGGTGAAAAAAATAAAAAATAGATTGTCAGAAGTTGATGCTGACAAAGACGATTCTTTAGGTTATTTAAAGTATTTTGCTAAGCCAGCAGAAACAAAAAAGAAACCTGAACAAAAAATGTATCATGGTTGGGAAGAATATGAGAAAGAGCATTCTAAAGAAAAACAACCACATGAGATAGCCGAAGAAGTTGAATCTGATGAAGTTAAACAGATAAATGATTTTATCGAGTGGTCGATGAAAACATTACATGTTAAAAATAAACCTAAATTTATACTAAGCAAAGATACTGAAAAAGCGCAAGCAGGTCATCATACAGGAGTTCATTCAGGTAATGAGATTTGGGTTTATATCGGTAATAGAAATTTGATTGATATCTTTAGAACAATCTTCCATGAACTAGTACATCAAAGACAAGATGAATTAGGAATGATTAAGAAGGGTGATAGTTATCCAGGTAGTCCTATTGAAGCAATGGCAGATATGTTAGCTGGAAAGTACATGAAGATTTATGGCAAACAACACCCCGAAGTCTTCCAATAAACTCAGAGACACTTTAAAAGATATACCAGACGATTTGTTTGATGATCCTAATTTTGATGTTAAGGCAGAATTATTAAAAAGACAACTTAGCAAAGATCCATTAAAGTTAGCATTAATGATTAAGAGAATGATAAATGAGAGCAAGTGAATTTATAAACGAAAATATGTCACGTAGAGGTTTTCTAGGTGCTCTCGGTGCTGGTGCAATGGCAGCTTCAGGTGCTGCTCAAGCCGGCCAATTTATGGGCATGGCAGACTTTGGTATGCAACGATTCATGCAAGAAGCTACTAAATTAGAAAAACGAATGGCTCCTATATTTCAAAAATTAGTAGCGGCTAGTGGACCAGATGCCCCTCTACTAAGCAAAGTTAAAATTAGTGCAGAGTCAGTTTTTGGTAGTGCAGAAGCTGACCCTTTTGGTGATGGTAAGATTATACTTGATGTAACTGTGTTTTATGATTTACCTGATGATGCATTGGCATATACTATAGCACACGAAATGGGTCACCTTGCTCTCAAGCACAAGTTCGGTAAGAACACCAATACTCAAACTGCAAGACAGTATGAATTGCAAGCTGATGTATACGGTGCTAAACTAGCATACAAATGTGGATACGATCCTAAGCAAGCCTTTGCTGAAATGACTGCTGCCGAGAAAAAAGCCCGAGCACAATCAACTGCCACACACCCTGACTACCAAACTAGAAAAACACACGTTCAACAACAAACAGGGATCCCTGTAGCAGCTATTAACACATTACAACACAATCGGATGGCTATTCGTAATTTTATGTTGGCATAATATGAGAGCAAATGAATTAGTTAAGAATCGCTGGGCTTTAATTGTGTCTGATCCAGAGAAGCATCAGTGGGCAGATAATCTAATAGATTTAGTTGACAATGCTTATCAAGCAACTAGCTTAGGGTCGTTTGTTAAAAATACAAGTCAAGTAGCCGCGAGTGATTGGGTAGCATTAGATTGGGACCCGCAACCCGACTTAGATTGCACGGTGTTCTATCGCAAAGCAAGACCAAATGAAAATTGGGTAGGTCATAAGATTCAGGGAATCGGTCATGATGGCAAACAAGAATCCAAACAGAAAGTAATCCAACGTGTGAAAGCATTGTTGGGTAAGCCTGGTACATGGATCGAATCAAGTGATGCTATGGCGAGGACATTGGGAAAGATAGGCTTACAGCCTGTTACCGATGAAGATACATTGAATCAACTATTCCCAAATAGCAACTTGCAGTTAATAGACCAGAACGGTAACTACGAACGTGACACTGATGGCTCACGTATACGTGAGCAAGTATTCGGTAATCCTATAATAAAAGGTTAAATTAGTTACGCAAAAAGTTTGACTTCTCTGCGAATTACTATATAATAAGTAGTTCTCAAGGAGTAAACATGACAAAAACATTTAATGGTGACCAAAAGATTAAACTAACACAGTTAATCAATGAAGGTATGCAAGTCTTGCACGAGATTGATACACTTCAAGAAGGTCTAAGCGACACAGTAAAAGCAATTGCAGAAGAATTGGAAGTCAAGCCTTCTGTTCTTAAAAAGGCTATTCGTGTTGCACACAAAGCAAGTCTTACACAGACTAATCAAGAAAACGAAGAACTCAACACTATTTTGGAAACAGTGGGTAAAACTATCTAATGTCATATATTGATGCAATTCATTCTAGAGATGAAGACCGTATCTATGTGGTAGAAAGAACACCAGATGGTAAAAGGGCGTATAAAGAGTTTCCAACAAGCTATGTTTTTTACTATGACGACCTTAAGGGTAAGCACAGAAGTATTTACGGTAATCCTGTAAGTAGATTCAGTACCCGAAAGCGTAGCGAGTTTGAAAAAGAACGTAGAGTACTTTCGGGTAAAACTCTATACGAGAGTGATGTTAACGTAGTGTTTCGTTGCCTAAGCGAAAACTATTTAGGTGCAGAACCTCCAAAACTTCACACATGCTTTTTTGACATTGAGGTTGACTTTGATCCCGTCAAAGGTTTCAGTCCTACCTCAGATCCATTCAATCCAGTAACAGCAATCTCATTATACTTAGATTGGCAAGACACACTAGTAACATTGTGTATCCCGCCAAAACATATGAGTAGTGAAACAGCATGGGACATTGTAAGGAAATTTGATAATTGTTTGCTTTTCAACACTGAAAAGGATATGTTTGATGCTTTCTTTCAATTGATTGAAGATGCTGATGTGTTGACTGGATGGAACTCAGAAGGCTATGATATACCTTATATGGTTAATCGTGTTACTAGAGTTATGTCAAAAGATGACACACGCAAATTCTGTTTAATGGGTCAACTTCCCAAGCCAAGAGAGTATGAACGATATGGCAAAGTTGAAACAACTTATGACTTGATTGGTCGTATTCATCTAGACTATTTGCAGTTGTATAAGAAATACAACTACGAATCACGACACAGTTATAAACTTGACTTCATTGGTGAAATGGAAGTCGGTGAAAACAAAACACAATATGAAGGTACTCTTGACCAATTATATAACAAGGACTGGTTTAAGTTCTTAGAATATAATAGACAAGATACAATGCTATTGGTTAAGATTCATAACAAACTGAAATTCTTAGATTTGGCTAATGCCCTAGCACATGAGAATACAGTTTTATTGCCTACTGTAATGGGTTCAGTTGCAATGATTGAAATGGCAATTATGAATGAAGCCCACGCACGTGGATTGGTAGTTCCAGACAAGAAAAGGAAGAAAGATAATGAAGAAGATGTACAGCCAGCGGCAGGTGCCTATGTTGCTTATCCCCAAAAGGGAATGCACGACTGGGTCGGGGCCGTCGATATTAACTCACTCTATCCGTCAGTCATCCGCGCACTCAACATGGCGCCAGAGACCATCGTTGCTCAGGTCAGACAAGACCTCACAGACCAATACATGAAAGAAAAAGGTCAACGCCTTGCTAAAGCTAAGAAGTTTTATAAAGAAGGCGATGACGATGTAACTGGTGCTATCTTGTGGGAAAACTTATTTGGTGCTTTAGAGTATACATCAATTATGAACCAAGAGCGTGATAGACTATTATGGGTCGATTACGAAGATGGTCGCTCAATACAAATGTCTGCGGCAGAGATATGGAAACTAGTCTTTGATAGTCATAAGCCTTGGATGATATCAGCAAACGGTACAATCTATACTTATGAAAAAGAAGGAGTGATTCCCGGTCTACTAAGTCGTTGGTACAGTGAACGTAAGGAAACACAAGCTAAGGCAAAAGAAGCATACGGCACTGAACTATACGAGTATTACGATAAGCGTCAACTTGTTCGTAAGATTTTGCTTAACTCTGCATATGGTGCGTTGTTAAACGAACATTGTCGTTTCTATGATAAACGCATCGGTCAGTCTGTAACACTTAGTGGTCGTCAGATTGTTAAACACATGATGAGCCATATCAATGAATGTGTAGAGGGTGTATATCAACATGATGGTCGTTCTATTGTATATGGTGATACAGACTCATGTTACTTTAGTGCATATCCTGCAATCAAGGAACAAGTCGAGAGAGGTGAAATGACATGGGACAAAGACATGTGCATACAACTCTATGATACAATAGGAGAATCAGTTAATGATTCATTCCCTGCATTCATGGAAGAAGCATTTCACGCACCGAGAAAGAATGGGGCAATCATTAAAGCTGGTCGTGAACTAGTTGCTGATAGAACTATCTTTATTACTAAAAAGCGTTATGCTGTCAATATCTATGATAAAGAAGGCAAGCGTAAAGACAAAGACGGTTCATTAGGTGACATTAAGGCTATGGGTCTTGATTTGAAACGTGCGGATACACCGAAGTATGTACAAGAATTCTTAATGAATGTACTTGAAATGGTCATTCAACAAGGTAAATCACGTGAAGAAGTGATTGACGTTGTTAAGGATTTCAAACGCAAATTAGCAGAACAAGAACCTTGGACTAAAGGCTCTCCTAAGTCAGTTAATAACTTGACTAAACACACTACTACATGGGAAAAAACAGGTAAGTGTGCTGTAGGTCATGCTATGGCAGCGATTAATTGGAATTATCTACGTACACTGAACGGTGACAATTATAGTCAAAAGATTGTTGATGGTATGAAAATTGTAGTGTGTAAACTAAAACCAAACGCACTAAAAATGACAAGCGTTGCATATCCAACCGACGAACTTAGACTACCACAGTGGTTCTGTGACTTACCCTTCGACAACAATGAAATGGAAAGAACATTGGTTGACGAAAAAATTGAAAACTTACTTGGAGTATTGAATTGGGAATTGCGAGAGAATACAGATGTTAAATCTACATTCGATGAATTGTTTACGTTCGGGTAAACTAAATGTTTACAAATGCAAAAAAACCATATATAATACACATCAAGTATTCCTAAATACATTTAACAAGGACATAAAATGAAAGACACACTAAAAGATATTATTGAGCATACATCAGCATTGGGCTTTATTGAACTAATCAAAGTTGAAGGTACTGCTACTGAAACTTCAATCAGCGCAGTAGCAGAGGATCGCTCTGTAATCGTTAACGGTACATTCAAGAATCCCAACGCAGATTTTATCGGAACGTTCGGTATGCCAAACTTAGGCAAGTTGAAAACTATTTTGAGTTTTGATGACTATGATGATACCTCTGTAGTAACAGTAGATAAAACAAGTGCAAATGATCCCACTCAACCTACTATCATTCACTTTGAAACAAAGGACAAAACATTTGTCAACGATTATCGTTTGATGAGCAAAGCAGTGGTAGAAGATAAAGTCAAGAAGGCTATATTCAAGGGTACAACATGGAATGTTGAATTCGAACCTAGCATTGCAGGTATCTTGCGTTTGAAGAAACAAAATCAAGCAAACTCAGAAGAAAAAACTTTTGTCACTAAGGTAGAAAACGGAGACTTAAAGATTTTCTTCGGGGACCCATCTACACACAGTGGTAATTTTGTGTTTCAACCTAGCATCGCTGGTTCATTGTCAAAACAGTGGCAATGGCCTGTAACTGAGGTTCTCAGTATCCTTAACTTACCTGGGGATAAAACATATAAAATCAGTGACCAAGGTGTATCTGAGATTACAGTAGATAGTGGTTTGGCAGTATATCGGTATTTGATTCCAGCACAACAAAAATAATATGATAAAAGGTATTAACTCAAGTGGAAGATACCTCCAAGTATCAGGAGGTAATTCTACTACATATGTCCACAAGAGTCACAGTAGTAACTCTCATATGCAAGGTAGTATGATGTATGACCTTGAAACTCAAACTATCAAAGTCTTTGATGGTCAATCTTGGCAAACACTAATCGGTGGTTATGCTACAGTTGATTTAAGTTATGAAGCACAGTCTTTACTTGATTGGGCTACTAGGAAGAAAATCGAAGAAGATTTGTTAGAAAAGCAAGCACAAGAATCACCTGTTATTAAAGACTTGGTTGACCAAATCAAACAGAAACAAGATCAGATCAAAATGGTTCAGACTTTACTTAATAGTCCGGGCGATAATGGCATTAAACCTTCAATGATACCTTAATGGAACAAGATAACTTATCACAAAAACAAAATCCAGACTGGGCATTGTTCTTACCCGCAGTCAGTAGCTTCTACATCAGTGGCTTGGGTAAGCAACGCAAGGGAGAACCTTATTTCCCACAGGAACGTATACCTGCACAATTCAACGGAGATGTTGAGAAACTAAATTTTCTTAACAGTAAAGAAGGACTGTATTATTACAAGTGGGGTTTGTATAGTGCTGGTCATGCTAATTTAGATACGACAGTAAACGATCCTAGTGAAAGTATCATTAGAGAACGTGAAGAAGGTACATTCATGTTGGGTGATAGTGGGGGTTTTCAAATTCTTAAGTGTCAATGGCCTGCTGACTGGAAAGATCCTAACTGTCCTCGTGCCATGAAGAAGCGTCAACAAGTTTTGACATGGATGGATACATACATGGACTATGGTATGTGTTTAGATATTCCTTCACAATCACTTACAACTTATCATATCAAAGACCCAAAGACAGGCAAGAGTGCTCATGGTATCAGTACGATTGAAGAAGCGATTACAGCAACACATATCAATAACGAATACTTTATTAATAATCGTAATGGTAAGTGCAAGTTCTTAAATGTGCTACAAGGTCGCAATCATACACAATCAGAAGATTGGTATAATGAAATGAAGAAGTATTGCGATCCAAACATCTATCCAGAGAATCACTTTAACGGTTGGGCGTTCGGGGGTCAGAACAAGATTGACATTCACTTGATGTTGACCCGTTTAGTTGATATTATCTTTGATGATTTACTTGAAGAAGGTAAGCATGACTTGATTCACTGTTTGGGTACAAGTATCTTAGAGTATGCGGTGTTGTTTACTGATATTCAAAAAGCGATTCGTAAACACCACAATCCAAAACTAGTTATTACATTTGACTGTGCTAGTCCATTCTATAGTGCGGCTAAAGGTCTTGCATATTTCAATACAACCATTGAGCACAACAAGAAATGGTCATATCAAATGACCAAAACAGCAGAGAACAAAAACTATGCGACTGACACACGCAAGTATCGGGACGCTGTGTTGGCTGACGGTATCCATAATGTATTCACAGACAGTCCAGTTACTGATAAACTACTCATTAAGGACATGTGCTATAGGGGTCACGGCTTCTTAGGGCAACATGGTAAAGAAACTAAAACCAGTTGGGATACTTTGAGTTACACATTGATTCAATCACATAATGTATGGATGCACATGAACGCAGTTCAAGAGGCTAACCGTCGTTACGAACAAGGTATTGTTCCCAAGATGCTTAATCATAAGTTCGAAGGTCCTCAGTTCTTCGGTAAATTGGTTGATGAAATCTTTAGTAAGAAAACAAAACAAGAAGCAATTGATTTGATTAATTACCATAGTAGCTATTGGATGCAATTTCAATCAGGTAGTCAAGGTATTAGTGGCAAGAAAACAATTAACGCTATGACTATGTTTGACCAACTATTTGAAGTTGAACAAAAAGAACCAGAAGTTGATGAAGAACTTATTGATAGCGATGACGCAATGACAGAAGCACTAGGAGAATAACATGGACATTCAAAGAGAACAAGCATTATTTGAACAAATGCAACGCATTAGTCATCAGGCTAAGCGTATGATTTTTGTAACATTTCAAAAAGAGGGTATTCACAAATACCCAGCGGCGGCAACAGATCCAAAACTCGCAACGGGTGATGAATATGATGTTAGCTTTTTAGGAACTCCACATCGTCACATCTTTCACTTTAATGTGGCGATTGAAGTATTTCACAACGACAGGGATATTGAGTTTATTCAATTCAAGCGTTGGTTGTTGAATCTATATTCAACAGGCGCACTTGAGTTGGATTACAAAAGTTGTGAAATGATTAGTGATGCTCTGTATTACCAGATCGCCGCTAGATATCCTGATCGTGACGTTGAGATTACTGTCAGTGAAGATGGTGAGAATGGCGCTACGATTTATTACAACAGAACTAAACCATATCAACAACTAGCTATTTAAAAGGAAATAAAATGGCAAAACCAACATTCCAACCTAACCCCAAAGTACGTCAGATTTTCGAAGACCTCGAAAATTATCTTGCATTCTGTCAAGATTTTGGGTATAAGTTTGATGAATCCACATTGTATGACATGCGTAGCTTTGCCTATCGCCAACATACAAAACAGTTAGCAGGTAAACATGCTAAAGACTGTTGGGCAGAAGTTATCGGAAGATGAAGATAGTATTAGTCACTGGTGGTTTTGATCCACTACACAGCGGGCACATTGAATACTTCAAGGCTGCTAAACAACTTGGCGATATTCTAGTCGTTGGGTTGAACAGTGACGAATGGTTGACCCGTAAAAAAGGTCAACCTTTTATGTCTTGGAACGAACGTGCTTCTATTGTAGAAAATTTACAAATGGTTGACAGAGTTATCACGTTTGGAGACCACGATGATACTTCTATTGAGGCTATTCTAAAAGTAAAAGTAATGTATCCAAACGATGAGATTATTTTTGCTAACGGTGGAGATAGAACAGCCGCAAACATTCCCGAAATGACACAGAAAGATGTTATCTTTAAATTTGGCGTCGGTGGCGATAACAAAATGAATAGTAGCAGTTGGATATTACAAGAATGGAAAGCCCCAAAGACATTGCGTGATTGGGGATACTATCGTATACTACATGAAGTATCTGGGTGTAAAGTTAAAGAACTAACTATTGATCCAGGTAAGAGTTTGAGTATGCAAAAACATTTCAAACGAAATGAATATTGGTTAGTAAGTCATGGTAAATGCGATGTTCACACTATGCTAGACACTGGTTACTCTTTACCAACCAAAACATTAGAGCAACATAGGTCATATCATATTCCTGTAGGAGATTGGCATCAGTTAACTAACCCGTACGATATACCATGTCGCATTGTTGAAATACAATATGGTGAAGATTGTATTGAAGAAGATATTGAGAGAAAAGAATGAGAACACTATATTACATGGGTCTCGAACCCTACAAAGCAAGATACACTCTACAACTAACAGAGTGGAATGAGCGTGTATTCAAACATAGAGGTATTGACTATGTAGTTGTACCCGGTGATACACTGTCTACTGACCAACAAATTGTAACAGGGCAAGTGCTTGATGCACATGGTCGCAGTTATTTTGGTATGTCTCAACTAATGAACTTAGTTAAAATGATGAAAGAAGGTAAAGTTACTAATGAAGATGTTGTTTACTTTGAGGACATGTTTCAACCGGGAATTGAATCATTACCGTACATACTTAACCAAGTCCCAAAAGATTCGTGCCCGAGGATCTTTGTACGTTGTCTTGCTCAGTCTATTGATCCAGATGATTTTGTACATGTTTGGGGTATGAGCAAGTGGATGGGCTTATATGAAAAGATGGTTTGTGAATTGGTTCGAGACAGTGGTGGTGCAGTGCTTGCAAGTAACGAAGAAATGGTCATGAACATGAAGATTGCAGGCTGGGAAGTTCCAATTTACAATATCAGTGGTCTAGCATTTGGTAAACAAGAAGTAATTGAACGAGTTGGTACTATCAAACCATTCAATGAACGCAAACATCGTGTTGTGTTCTCAGCTAGATGGGATCAAGAAAAACAACCAGACTTCTATATGGATTTAATTGATGCTTGGCACAAGCGTCATCCTGGAAGTGGTGTAGAGTTTGCAATTTGTTCAGGTGCAAAATTAAAAAGTAACAACGATAGTTACATGCAACGCACCCGAAATATGCAGGCTGCAGGAACCTTAACTTTACATGAGGATTTAAACAAAAATGATTACTATAATATTGTCAATGATAGTCGTGTTGTTTTTAACTGTGCTTTACAAGATTGGGTTAGTAACACAGTTTCCGAAGCGGACGCTCTTGGTTGCAATGTGTTGTATCCTGCTTACCGTAGTTTTCCTGAGACTTTTTCCAACGATCCGGAACGTCTATATGTCCCTTGGTCAATAGAAGATGCGTTAGACAAATTGGAAAAGTTATTGAAGAAGCCTAGCGAGAACATGGGTAAAATCAGTGATTACACTGACTTGACTATTGATAGAATTTGTGATATCATTGAAGGCAAGGGCGAACAATACTTGCGTATGTCAACCGATTATCGTAAACACACTAGAGAAGGAAAGTACTAAAATGGCTACATGGGAATTATCAACTGCATATAAAAAGAGTTCCATTGAACGACAAATTTGGACTAATGGTGACAAGGTTATCATTCGTGAAGAAGGTTATCGTTGGGGAACATTCACTGTCGAATCTGACACTATGCCCATTACACTTGATGAATTGATTGAGAATGATGAGTACGAAGTTAGCTACATTGACAATGATGAATGTTGGGAAATGGTTGACTTGATTGACGGTTGTTGGGCAGATACAGAAAAAGGTCGTAATTGTACAGACGAAGACCTAGAAAAATTTGAAGAAGCCTGGGAAGAAAACTATTATGAAGGCGTTGAAGAATTGGGTTGGTCATGTGATGATACTGAATATTACTTGACTGGCCCGTTAATCTTAGTTAATAAAGACACTGGTCAAGAATTCAGTGGTTTGGTCGATCCTGCTACTGTTGTTCATACACTAGATTTCCCAGAAGAAAAAGTAGAAGAAACTAAATCAGAAGTTAAGTTAGATAATAATGCAGCTTGGCCATGGGGCCCTGAGTTAGCTAACACAAAAGAAACTGCTAAGTGGCCCTTTGAAAGGCCACACGAAGGTCCAAAAGAAGAAGTTGAAGAAGTTGAATCAGTAGAAGGCTTCACTGATTTAACAGATTGGTGTCATGTAGAACACTATTACCCAACTAACCCAGGTCGGTATCAAGTCACTAGTTACAATAGTGATAAATGGCCCTTCCCAACATTCGCTGAATGGGATGGTAAGAAGTGGAGTGACGATAAAGTTATTAGTTGGCGTGGATTAGCATCTGATCCGGGAGTAAAATAATGGCAACTAAAAAGAAATTAGCCAACCAACCTAGCAATGGCTGGCCACAAATGAATCAGGGTACACACCTGACTGTAAAGACTTTTGAAGATGGTTCAACTGAACTTGTTTGGGACGATGAACAACTATTAAAAGAGGTAAGAGAAGCGATTGCTTCTGTAGAGCAAGAAGCTCCAAAGAAAACTAAAGGAAAGAAAAATGTCAGCACACAATGAAATTAATACACACTTAGAAGCATACCTAGCAGAACATGAAAAGTTTGAAAAAGGTAATGCGGCAGCAGGCACTCGTGCCCGTAAAGCACTAGCAGAAATGGCTAAAGCAATCAAAGCACGCCGCAATGAAATCACTGCTGAAAAGACAGCAAGAGCAGAAGCAAAAGCTAAGGCTAAGTAAAATGCGTAACGTCTTTGAGTTAGACGATGAAGAATTAGAGGACTGTTTCGATGGTTCCTCTAATGTTGATATGGTTCGTGAGATCCTAGCAAAACACGGAGTTGTTGACGAGTTTGGTTACATTTCCCCTGATGATTTTGCTCAATGGTTTGCGTATGGTGTAGAAGGATACATTGATGCAGATGAAGATACTGATGAATGGCAGGAAGCATGG